AAGTGAAAACATTGAGGCAAAATGAACTTTCTGCGATTCAAACAAAAATAAATTCTATTCAAGAAAATCTTATTCAAGCGAATAAATCATTATCTACATTGAATGACCCTAATCTTAATAGTGACTACCAAACTCTTAATAAAATTTTTATAAATACCCAACAAACATTTGATACCGTCAATACAAATATTAATACATTACAAGATTATCAAGCAGTTCAACAACAAGAAAATTCTACAAAGATTTTATTGAATAGTGTTTTAGTATTAGAAAAGAATGTTGCAGCATTCCAGCAAAGTATAATAGACAAACAGAATAGTCTAACAGATTCTTCTATGAATGAGAAACAATCACAGCTATTAACATTATCACACCAAATTGAATCTACTGATATGAATACTTTACAAAATCAATACAATAATTTAAAAGATGACTCTATTAAAGAGAAATATAATACTTCATTACAAAATATTCAAGATATTCTTACAAAGGTGAATACAGATAAACAAACAATAGTATCATATACCAATGATATGATTGATGCTCAAATTATTAATTATCAAAATTATTTAAATACTATAGGTCTTGAAAAACAAAACATACAGACATATTTAAATGAAGTAGCTTCTGAATCTAATAATGAATTGGTTACAAATAAAACAACACTTGTACAAACAATTTCACAATTTGAAGATTTACATGAAAATGTAAATACATTATTAAATAGTTTAGTTCTAACTGATGAGCAAAAACAAAAATATGAAACAGAAGTTTTAGATAATTACAACGAAGTGGAATCTATTAAGCTAGGATTGCCTACACAAACAAATAACACTTCTATTTTATCAGATATTCAAAGAGTAAATGAATTAATAACTTTAGATCAAGGTATACAAAAAGATTTACAAACAATTGAATTAGATTTACAACAAACAATCGCATCTCCTCCATCTATTCAGAATCCAAAATTATCTATAGGAGGTGCGATTAAAAAAAGAAGAAGAAAGTCTCTAAAAGCACATTAATCGTCAGCAAATAAACAACCATTTTCATCACCAACTAAAGTATTTTGTATCATGATACCTTCATCTTTCCCTTGTTGAATATTTTCAATAGTATATTTACATTTTTTATAATACGATTCTCTATGTCTCCATTGATTTAATAAAGGGTCATGAGGGTCAATAATATCAATAATCAGTGGTTGAACAGTTCGTTCACTGATTCTTGTTCTCAAAATTCTTCCAGTAGCTTGTTCTACATTTGTTCTTGGGCTTGCTAGAATAACAGTATTCAAGCTTTTAATATTCATTGCTTCTGATGCCATAGAATAACTTGCTAAAATAACTTGTGAAGTTTGTGCTCCAGATTCTCTTTCTAATTCTTTCATTCCACCAATATAATAACTTCTAGATATTTCAGAATTAATTTTTTTATCAAAATTTTCTAAATGTGCAATTCTAGCACTAAGAACTAAAATTTTTCTTTTTTTATCCAAACATTCTTTTTCAATCCAACGAACAATTTCTTTGTTTCGTTCTTCGCATTCAATAATATATGTAATTAATCTAGCAATGATAACATCTTTTTTATAATCATAAGGAATTTTTAAATAATTTGGGTCTTGGCATGTTATTTGAATTGCTTTTACAATAACAGTGGGGTCAGGTTCTCTTACCTTTTCCCAGTATAAAGGTTTTCCAAGAAACATTTCAAATACTTTTGTTAAACCATCTGCTCTTGTAGGAGTCGCAGACAATCCTAACATTTTCTTTGTTTGAATTTTAAATAATGCTTTACAGAAATGTTGAGCTCCTAGATGATGACATTCATCAAAGATTGTAAATCCAAATTCATGAAAGAAACTATCTGGAAAACTTTGACTACAAAGAGTTTGAATCATACAAATTGTAACATCATATTTTTCTTTTTCAGTTTGTCTTTTTTCAGCTTGGAGAATTCCAACTCTTAAATTTGGCATAAGATTTTTCATTTCACCTTTCCATTGGTTCATTAAGAATTCTTTGTCTACGACAATGAGAAATCTTTTTTTGAGTTGAGAAGCAATATTTAATGCCATAAATGTTTTTCCTTTACCACATGGAACACAAATAAGACCATTTCTTTTTGATTGTAAATATGTATTAATAATATCTTTTTGATAATCATAAGGATTTCCCACAAATTTTGCGGCATCGTCACTTAAATCAAGTCCTTCCGATAGAATATTTGTTTCTGCTTCTCCAAATTTTTGAATAGCCCATTCTCTAGGTAAGTAATATCGTTCTGGTGATTCTTTATAAATACGAAACTTCAAATCTTCTTTTTTCCCAAATCGTTCATCAACTTTTGGTTCTACAACACAATGCTTTTGAATAAGTTCATTTTCTTTTTCACTTAACATAGACTTACGGATTGCATATCCTTTATGAGTAATAATTGTATTATATTCCATTTATACTTACTATTTAAAAAAGAATAAAAACAATTTTTTTATTTTTAGTTTAGTATTTTTTTCAAAAATGAAAGAATAATTCTAAGTAGATGAATTTAGAAATTATTCTTGTTTTGCTTAACTTAGGAATTGTAGCAATTAGTCCTCTATTGCCCAATGTAGTATATAATTATTTTGTTGATACTTATATTGGTATTATATTATTATTAGGTATTGCTTTTTTTTCGATTACACAAGGATATTTAGTAGCAGTATCTACATTTATAGCGGTTGGTGCTTTGTATGCTGAATCACATGCTCGTAAAGCAAAAGTAGCTGTTTCAAATACAAAAACAATAGCTACTACTAATTCTGAAACAACTTTAGAGAAACAACTTGCCCCTGCAGAAAATTTAGTACCTAATGAAGAACATCCAGACATTGAAGTTCCTCCAGAAACACAAGAAAAGGTGACCTTTGTTCCTAAGGAAGAAGATGCTACAGATACTTTCAAACCGGTAGGTGAATCTATTAATCAGAAAACAGATCTTCCTACCACTTCTTTTTCCAAAGATGCAGAAGGAATTTATTTAAAGGATAATCTTGCTGAAAGTTCTTTACGAGACTAGTAGCTTTTTGAAAAAGCACCAACTAAAAATCCGCAAAATCCTATAATAAGTCCAATAATAACATAAAATCCAGTATTTTCAGAACCAACTGGTAAAAGAGGTGGAGTACCTATTATTCCTTGATAAACACTAATTATCCAACTAATACCATAAAGAATACCAACAACACCAATTAAAACACCTAAAAATATAGCAACATATTCTGCTAAATTTTTTAAATTTGTACTAGGATTAGCTCCTTTAATAGCTTCTCTTTGTGCTTCCAAATTACTTAGTAATACATTTCCATCAGCATCAAAATTAATATTACCAGAACTATCTATAGCATTATCTATATCTAATGGAACACATTTCATTGAATTAGTAGAATCTACTGTTCCAGAAGTTGTAGATGTTGTTGTGCCTGAAGGAGTAGGAGGAGAAGAAGAACTTAATCCTCCAGAAGGTGTTGAACCAATCCCAGAAGTTTGAAAACCTTCTTTAAAGTTTGTAAAACCTTCAGAATTACTTTTTGGTACAGGAGCAGTAATGACTGCTGCTGGAACATTTAATATTATATCGTATGGAGGTGTATATTTTGGCCATGTTTCTACTAAACTATTTATTGGAGAAACTTGTGTAGATGCTTGAATATTTGCAAGTTGATTTTGAATTTGTTGAATATCCGATGATTGTTGAATTTGTTTAAACAGACTATTTAAATTATTTTTTAATGGCGTTACATTATCTTGAATTTTTTGTTGAATTGTATTTAAATCTTGATTTGTCCATACAGATAATAATTGATTATATAACTGCTGAGTCATTTTTACAGTATCAGTATTCACATATACAAAAGCTCCATCACCATGTGGTTCTAAACATGTTGTGTAAAAGACAAAATTATTTAATCCTTCAAACATTGATTGTAAACTATATGTGGAGTCTTGTGACATATAAGCTAAACCTAATAAATAAGGATTATCCACTGTAATGGTATTATCAATAACTATAGGAACAACAATAATAACAAATCGTGGGTCTATATCTAATGAATTTTCAAATGTACATATTAAATCTATTTTATTTACTACTTTTGAATCTAACCAATCATCATGTGTCTTTAATGTGAGTTGAACAGACTGTAGTGTATATTTTATATCATTATATGTTACTATCATTGAATTCATATTTTCATCAATTTCACCCGTAGTTCTAGCACTATCTTTAAAGTTAGGGTTATTTGCTCTAGCATTATATTTTGCACTAATATTTGGTTTTTGTTGATTAATACTTTTATAATAGGTTTGTAAATCATGTATGGATGTTCTTAATGGAAATGATACAATTGGTGATTTTTGACAACTTCTTAAAGAAGTATTCATTCCTACTACATAATATTTGGGACATATGTAGGACCATTAAAACGATAAATATTTACTTTTCCTTCTTGGCCTGTAGGATTTATACGAATATTTTCTCCATCAAATAATTCATCACATCCAACATCATCTTGACAATCACGTTTCTTATAATTAATTGGCAAAGGAACTGGATTATTTGTATCCGTTCTTGTATAATAATTGAATCTATCTGAACGAGAAGCTACACGTCTTCCATATAATGGTAGAATTTCACCGCTTTGTGTTGTTACAACACCCATAGATTGATATTCATCTGGAAGTCCTTGAGTTGCGATTGAAGTTAAACCATTATAACGTTGTGTTGGTTCTGGTGCTCTCGTATATCTATCATCACCTCCTTTTACATTTACAATTACTGGCATTGGCATAGGAGATGTCATTGTTTTAATTATGGGTTCTGAGTATTGTGATTGTCTTATATGATGACCAGTTTGTTTTTTCTCATTATATACATACCAAACAAACGCAAAAATCCCAATACATATAACACCTACTAATATCAATAAATTAGGGGTTATACATAAAATACCGGGAGGACATATATTATTCTTTCTTGGAGCCATCTATATATTCTACATATCAACACTTTTCAAGTTAGAAGCATAAAGAAGAGGATTATCATTTGTTGTTCTCTTTAATGCGGTGCTAATTGATATATCATCATATGTTGATATGTATGGTCTATCTATCATTTTATTTTCAACTGTTCCAACAGCTGGGACATTAGATTCTGGAATTGTATTAATTCTAGTATTTGTTGTTAAATCTGTTCCACTTATATTTGCGGTTGCTTCCATAAAGTTGGGATAAGAAGGAATTCCATCAACATTTTTTGGATATTCACCAGTTGATTCTGTAACATCAACTAATCCGGAAGGATTTTCAGATTTTTTAATAGCATTATTTTTCATAATTTTTTCAACACGTTGAGAAACAGAATTTACATCTTGAAAATATTCTTTTGTGGGAGTTTCGGGATTTAAATTTACACCATTATTATATTGTTTATTTTTATTTAATTTAAAATTTGTTTGTAATCTATTACTAATAGCATTTGCATTTTGAAATTTTTCTTTTTTACCAAGTAAAAAGTTAATCAATTTAATAAATTGAGGAATTAAATATACAAAAGCAATAAAGTATGGAGATTTAGTAAAACCATATATTAAACCAGCAAATACTGATGTAATCAAAAAACTATTAAAAGGGATATTAAAAAAGTCATACAATCCTATAATTGCAGATAAAATGAATAGTATCTTTGTCTCTTGAGTAGAAAACTTCATCCTATTACTAATTGATTAAATTACTAATTTAATAAAAGTGGTGCAACAATTCTATGTAAAATCCAAAATAAAGCTCCCGCTATTAATGATTTTATTAATAAACCTACTGTCGTAAGTTCACCAGTTGCTTTTACTAATGAAGGTAAATAATGACTCATTAATACAGTTACAAATGGTAAACTTAATATAAAAAATAAAAGAGCAACTAATACTGGTGTTTTTAATTCAGAAGCAATCTCAGAATAATAACTTTTTCTTTGAGTAGGTGGCATATACATTTGAGGATTTTGTATAGGTGATGCGTAAGGATTCTGAGGAATATATTGCTGCTGTTGCATTCCTTGAACACCACGACCAGAACTATACATCATTGCCGCAAAATCAGCATTTGTAGGGTGTTCACCGCCAATAACATGTGCCGTAGAAGGCATTGAATCCATAGAATGTTGCATTGTTGAATTTGGATTGGGTGAATTTATTACTTGTGCCGGAGGTTGTCTTGATTGTACTGATGGAGGTTGAAGTTGCTGCTGAGGAATTGAAAGTTGCTGTAAAGGTGCGGGAGCACCGTTCATTTCATTTAAAATTCTTTGAACTGCAGTATCATCATTCATAGATGCTCCTCCAGCACTGTCTAAATCGCTTAATAATGTTCCACTCATTAATAAAACTTTATACTCTAATTATTATTTTTTACCGCTTCGAAATGTTTCTAGTGGTATACTCTTAAACTGATAACATTTAGAACCAATTTGATATGTTGATTTATTAATTTCATCTAAATTTGGAAGTTTATGTTTTATACAATTATCATCGTTACATACGGGTCTCCATATTATGACTATAAATATACCAAGTAGAAAACTGAATAAATAATGAAATTTTTTTGTTTTTAGAAATTCAAACATCCTCTACTATTAGTATGGCGGATAAGCATCTATTCTATATTTTACCATTTATTATAGGTATAATAGGTGGTATAATATTACTATATGCGTTTAAGGACCAGAGGCTAGAAATTGTTGATTATCCAAAACCAAATGATAATAGAATTTTTACAGATGTAAATGGTATTAAATTTCAGTATACTACTAAAGAAGTAAATTGTGATAAAAATGAAGGAAGTCTACGAATGTATCCTTTACAGGGTTAGCACTAGTGTTTCTTAAAATAATTAATAATAGCACCTTTTTTAGCATTAGCTTTTTCAGAATCCTCTTTTGTTTTAGATTTCTCAAAAATAATACCACCACCTTTCGCAACTTCTTCAATTGGTTTTTCTCTAAATTCACTACGAAGTTCCATTAATGTATTACCAACAATATTTGGTGTTAAAATTACATCACCGATTTTAAGTGTTTTCCATAATTTAGGATCTAATCCTTCTTCAGCTCCAATATTAATTCCAATTCCACCTAAATATGGTATATTATTCGCAAATACAAGTTCGGAATCATTTGTATTTAGTAAATCTGGTATTAATATTGTATTTTGTTCATATAATATTTTTAATATATCTTTCCATATTTCTTTTGTATTTTTAAGAGCTTTTGGTATCTTTTTACCTACCATACGAATCAATCTTGAACTTCTATTTTTTAATACATCATTTCGTAAATCTTCATATCCTAATTCATTTAAACGTGTTGCTTCAAATGCTTGATATGCCGATGTAAATTTTGTATTGTTATATACAAATTCTACTAAATTAAAAATACTTAAGAAAGAATTTTCATTATTTGTATCATTAAAAATTCTAGCAACTTTTCCATTTTTCAAAAATACTTCTCCTTCCAAAAGTGTAACTCCTTTCTGTTCAGATTCTTCAAGAATTTCTTTAGAATCTGTATATCTTCCATATAATTTCCATAAAGGAAAATCTCTATATATATTGAATTGAACATTCTGTAACTTACGAACTTCATGAGGCTGTTCAAAATCAATAAATCTTGTATCAATGGATTCTACATTTTTTGCTACTCTTATTGGTGACCGTAAATATACTTTTTTTAGCTCTAAATCATGTAGTTCTTCATTAATTTTCATAAATTCAGATGCTTCTTTAGTATTATTTATTTTATATTCTTGATACGCTTTTTTTAATAAACTTTTTTGTATATCAATTTCTTCTTCAATTTCAATAATTGCTTTTTTTCGTTCATTATCCATTTCAATAAATTCTTCTTTTGTAATAGGTCTATAGTAATAAAGTTGTATAGATGAGATTAATTCTTCACTCTTAGCGTCATATATTTCTAAATTACCATTTTCTAAACGTTTATATATAAACTTTGATTTTTTCTTACTTGAAATATTATTAAAAAATGATTTAATTTCATTTTGTGTTTTTTCATCATAAGGTAACTTAAGTTCACTCATCTACTTTTGGTCCTATATAAACATATTTAGGAAATCCCTCCCTTGATGTTGTTTCTTTATCTAGAGCATAATAGCCAGGTTTCATTACTTCTACTTCTTCTCTTATGGTTTCATGCTCTACTACAACATTCTTATTACCTTTCTTTTTTGTTACAACACTTACAATAGAAGTTGTTGCTGCTGTTTCTGATTCACCAATAAAAAAATTTACTAAAAAATATGATAAAACTCCCCAAAGAATACAAAATAACCAAAATGGAAACCATGTATGGTTTGGTTCGGAAAATCCAAATTCTTTCCAATTCCCATGTTCATCAAACATTATTTTTGGTTTTATAAAGAGTAATACAACTACTCCAAATAAATACAAACAGCAACTTATTAATAAAATCTTCATCTATCAAATATAATTTTTTTTATTAATAATCATCTTCCTTAGTTTGATGTGTATCATATGCGGCATTTTGTTCATAAAATGTATCTGCTTCTTTTTCTAAATTATCTTGTGCTCCTAATGCTGGGAAATCAGCAAATCCCATTTGTGCTCTTTGTTCCCTATCCTTCTCGTATTGCTCGGGATTGTATATATAGACATCCTTTGCTTTTATTGCCCAATCACCAATTCCAAGTTTTTTCTTTAATAATTCTACTGCTTTTTCTTCTTTTGTTAATCTATCAAACTTTGAAATAATTAACATTTTTTCTTTTTCATCTCGTTTCGCAATTTCAACACGAATATCTTCATCCGTAAGTTTAAATCTTTCACTGCGATATTTTGCTAAAATCTGTTTTAAAATTAATTTAGGAACTCCAGAAGAACCATCTATAGCATCATTTTCTAATTCATTATTTGGCACTATTACATTAGGATCCATCATATCTTTTAGAATAGATGCTATACCCGCTTTTACTAAATATGGGATTCCAATAATACCACCTTTTAATAAAGGTATTCTTACATGATTCTGAAAAATTTTAATAAAACTAGATAATTGTTGAATCGCATATTGTATCTTTGATTTACCAAATCCTTTTATTGTTATATTTTTTAAATATTCTGTATGAAGAGAAATGAATTTTTTAATATCTTTTATAATAAGTCCATCTAAATTATAACTTTTAGGCACATCAAGTTGCTCTAAATTAAATCCATTCAAAATTCTTGTTAATGGAATAACTATAGCAGATTCAACTGATTCTAGAACCTGTTTCAAAGGTTGCTCCAGCAACTGTTCAATTAATAATTTATCTTGTTCAGAAATAAATCCACGTAACTCTTCAATGCATTGAATCGCATAACTAGAAATCTTACCATACGCAACTGCGATATCTGCTTCGTTACTCCCAGGCTCTAATGTATTTAGATTATTGAATGTTTCTAACATCATTGCTTTCCATCCTTCATATGGAGAAGGTTCAATATTTGTAATTATTTGAAATAATTCATTTCCAACTTCAATCTTTATCTTTTTATCAGGTTTTACAGAATTTATAATATGAACTGCGTTTAATAATTTTTGATATGTTGTTTCATTTATTTCAACACCTTGTGTTTTTAGAACTGATTCTCCAGAATCTCCAGATTCTTCATCTATTATTCTTTTAAATCCACAATAAGGACATATATTATTATATCCAAATTCATGAGGTAAACCTAATCTTACTCCTTCATAACATACCTTTGTAAATAGTTTATAATAATCTTCTTTTGAAACAGAAAAATCAAGTCTTTGTTCTTTTCTTAATTCAAATCTAAATGAACTATGACTATTTATAGGTCCATTTGGAACATTTTTAGGAGGTAATACAATCTTTATTTTATTTTTCCAGAATTCTAATGGTTTATCAATCGTATTAAAACAACATGTTCTTTCTACAAATGCTGATGAACCTTTTTCTTTTGATTTTATAGATTCTTCTGCTTCTTTATATGTTTCTAAAATATATCCGCGAACCTTTTCATATATATTTGCTGCATCAGGAACTATTACTTCATCTACTTCTTTATACATAAATGGTGTAAATCCATCTCTTATTTTTTCAGATAAACCATCTATATTTTCTTTTTTGCCATATGTTTTTAGTAAATATTCTTTTTTCTTTATTAATAATTCTTGAACATCTGCAATTAATAATATTTCTTTCAATATACTTTCAGTATATTTTATAATTACTTCTTGTCGTTTCTTATCACTTCTTTCATCTTGAAATCTTGTTAATCTCCATGGATCATCTGTTTCAGAATGGGCTTTACTTATTATAATACTCGCTACTACACAACTCAAATATTCAATAATTCCTTTATCAGATTCTTTTCCTAAAGGATATCCTCGTAAATTAATATTACATCCTATACTAGAATATCTAGGTATATAATTAGGAATTCTAGTTTGTATCTCAATAATAGAATATGCTATAATTGCTGTTACAATTGTTCTATTTATATAAACATCATAATCTATTGCTTTTAACTTAGTTCCTTTCGCACCTTGTGCTTTTTCAGCTTCTTTAATTTTTGCATTATATTGCTCACGTGTTGGTCTTCGTGAGACAATTATATCAACACCATTCACAATTCGAATATATCCTATAGCATCAGGGAATATACCAACTTTATCAAATAATTCTCTTGTTTTTTGATAATACAATGTTTTTGCGGGTATATCAAATTCTATTTCCTTTTCATTTCCTATTGGTATTCCTAGAGCTTGTTCTATTTCATCTTCAGCTAGAGCATTTTTATCAACTAATTCACTTCTTCCTACCAAAGGAACACCATCATCACTATATTCTAAAGAATTTTCAAATTCTAACTCAGAAATTGGCTGACCACAATTATTACAAATAAACTTTCCTTGGAATACTCCACCAGAAAAACGAATCAATAATTCTTTATGAATTGTTTCTTTTTCACGAGGATGTAAATATTCTTGTAATAATAAATATTCATGTTCACATAAACAATGTTTATCACATTCAACACAATATATATAATTATCTTTTTTATAACTTTGATATTGTGTTAGAAATTTTGATAATAATTTCATACGATCAGAAGCATCTTTTACTCTTTGTATAACTGTTAAACTCTTCACATGTCCACATGTATTTTCTTCTGGTTGATAAAATTTATCTTCATCTTTTATACTTGTTAATAACGCATGGTGTAAACTTTCTACAAATTGTTTATTTACAAATTCATTACGAAATCTTGCTAAACCATCTGGATGCCCAGCTAATGTAGCATATAATAAATCTTGAGTATAATGATTTAATCCAGCAAATATAGCTACATCATTATTTTTATAGTAAGGTAAACGCTTCTGTATAACAGATATAAATTGTTGAAGAATTGGTTCAGATGTTAAAATAGTAAATATTTCTTCAAATCTTTCATTTACCAAAAGATTTTTATTTACAAATTCTTTATCTAATTGTTCTTTATTCGCCTTTTCACGAATATAGGATATATGATTTTTAATATGTGCAATTGTTGCTTCTATTTTATTTACTAATATATTTTGTTGCTCATATGAGAATTCTTTATTTTGAAATCCATATGATTTTAATTCTATTAGAGCATCACCTAACCCATATATTGATAATGGTAAATTCTTGAGCCAATCCTCAACTAGAATTCTACCAGTAGAAGAATTTCCAACAGCAAGAATAGAACCAACACTTGGAACAATAGAAATACCATTTTGTTCTTTTAAAATTAATTCCATATATTTTGGTTTTTCCATTGAACGAGAAATATCATACGCAAGTTTTCCAGAACGAGTTGTTCCTAAATTTGATTCATATATTTTAGGGAATAATAAATAACTATTTATAACTCCTTCTTCAGGTGATTCTAGTAATCGTGGAGTCTCCTTTTCACGTAATCTTCCTAGTCTTCCTTTTAATCCTCTTAATAAACTAAAAAGAACACTATCTATAGCATCAAGTGTTA